GACTGGCAATTCTGTAAGTAAATATTACTTCTTTGGCGCTGCTTTCTTAGCAACAGCCTTCTTAGCAGCCTTCTTTACAGGTGCCTTAGCAGCCTTCAGAGCGGTCTCTACAGCCTTAGCATCTGGCAAGATACCAAAAGCCTTGTCTGCTGGATTGATTGCTCTAATTGCCACTGGTGCGATTGCTGCTACAAGTGCAGTCCATAGATCCTTTGGATCTGTTACGCCTGCCATGTATAGTGCAAGGCCTGATGCAAGGACTGAACGTCCGTATGATGCAAGTAGTGCCTTTAGTTGTTCTGTGTTCATTTTTCCTCCTAGGATAGAACTTTTATTAGTATAGCACGAATCTCGTACTAATTATTTTAATCTTTTGCCTGCTGCCCATTCATCTTCTGTAAGATCACCTCTAACAACATCAAGATATTCTGGTCCTTTAGTATGGTACCAGTGATCAGATTCAACAAAATGAAAAAATATCATGGCAACATGCTGTGAATCAGGATTTGGAAAGTCTGGCCTCCAGTGCTCTTGAGCGTTTCCATAATATAAGACGGCCTCATTTTCTTGCAAGATATATTCTGTATCTTTACCGTTGTTACTAATTCCAATTGCCCATGGCTCTGTTTGATATAAACATAAATCTATTGTATAGGTGCAGGCATTGTCATCTACATGCCTATGAAGATTTGCTCCTGGCCCTTGATAATGAGCAAATAAAGAATAGGATGGCTTTATGTTTTCACTATTAAACATTTTTTTTGCTAATGGTATAAGTTTTTCTGCATATTCGTCTATAAGAGGAGATTGTACAAGATGTCTTCCAAGTTCTAAGTCATATTCAGTTTCTAGGGGCCAGTTTTGCATAATATTTTTTAATTCTTGATGTTCTTTATCACTAAAAATATTTTTTACAATTACAGGTTCTTTTATTTTAATCTTTGACACTTTTCCTCCTAATTTATGATCTTAAATAGTATAGCATATCCAGCCCATAGCCCTACAATTCCTGCTACCCCTGCAAAAACTGGTGGGGCAGGAACTGGCAATTTAAATGCAGCAAATACCACGCCACAACCAAAACCTGTTAATGTTGACAATAATATATCTTTCATTATTTTATTTCATCCTCTGGAAGTAGTGTTTTTAATTCTTTATATGCTTTTGAAATATTTTTCATAGATGGATAGTCTGGTCTTGACATAGACAAGGCTTCTCCATATTCATCAAAGTGAGATATATCTGCATCAACATCATTAATAAACCTAGTTAATCCTTTTTGCACACTCTCAATATATTCAAATGCCCATAGTCTAGAATCAGAAAGAAACTTAATAAAGTTTTCTTTGTGTATTGAGTCATCTGATTCTTCTTTTGTTTTTGTAGACTTATTTAAATCAACATATTCTTGAAGCAAAGTCTTTTCAATAAAAAGTTTTGAAACATCTCTTTTAAGTTTGATAGATTGTTTTAAAACTAATATGTATGAGGCTGCAAAGCAAATTGACAATGTTGCAAAAAAAACAATAAAAATATCTTTCATATCACCACTCCACATATTTTAATTATACCCTAACGCTGGGGGTTTGTCAAACTATAAAAATCTTTAAAGTTAGTATTAGTAAAGATCTCATATTCTTCAAGAGTTCTTACTTCTCCTGCACCAAACATTCCAGTTTCTTCACCACAAAGAATTTTTTTTTGCTTCTTGTATGAGATTTCTTCTAACTCTTTCCAAGATAGACCACGTAAGTTTCTATCTTTCCATATTTTATTATATCCACCACGAGAATAAAAATGATAAACAATATTTTTTGATGGAGAGTATATATCCCATCCTCTAGTCCAAGATCTCATAGCAAAACAAATCTCTTCACCAAAGAAACTAATTTCTGGATCATAAGGAACTTCATCCACTATTAAACCATCTGAAAATATAAACCCACCAAGGACTGTCTCAGATAACTCTGGATTTTCTTTTAACTTATCAGAAAACTCAAACCTTTCTGCAGTCCACTGATTTCTTTTATTTAATGACACCCTTTGTCTAGTAGGATATGGCTTTATTTTTGGATTATTCTTAATTAAAAACATACCGCCATTTCTTTCAGGATCAAAAGGTGCTGGAAAGTATGATAGCATTACACGACTATGTCCAGATATATTCTTAGCCCTATTTAATTGATCAATAGATAATGTATCCCAACCAGGAGCAAACCTTGTGTGTGAATCAATTTGAAGAAAATATTCTTGACTATCGTACAGTTCCATTGCTTTTGCTCTTGCATATCCCGCACCCCTTGCTTCTTTTGGATGCATTTTAGTTAAAGATATGTTTTTTATACCGTCAAGACTAAAAAGTTCTGAGTCAACTCCTTGGTGAACAACTCCAAAGTATAAGTTATCTGGATTGTTGGCATTACTAATAGCACTCTTAACTGTCCATTCAAGTTCTGGGTCACGATAAGAAGCAATAGATATAAATATTCTCATTTTATTGCCTCTCTTGTTACCAAAACTATTGCGCCTTCCAGTTCTAATGCGTTTTTTAAGTTTAATACATACTGAAGAGCCTGTATTTTATCGTCATGAACCATTTTTGCAAATTTATATTCATTTAACTTAATAGTTAAAAAATGTTCATTGTCAATTAACTCTATTGTAAATCCTTTTGGAGGAGTTATAGAGTGAAAGGCCCTACGCATTTGGTCTGTATACATTATTTATCCGTTGTTAAAGACTGCCATGTATTAGCCCAGTCTTGTTTAGTTTTATGTTTATTAAACTCTCTAGATATGTTACCTAGTTCAAGAAACACTCCACCCCAAACCCCATACTCTTTACCAGAGACACCGTTAGCAAAGCAAACCTTTGATACTGGACACCTTTGACACATTGAATCTACAATTGGTCGTACATCTACATTGTCTTCATATTTATCAAAAAAGATATTAGTATCAAGACCAAGACACGCTGCTTGATCTTTCCATAAATGTTGCTTCATTTACTGACCGTATTTGTTTGGAATATCCCAACCATTACGATTAAGGTTAAAGGTTTTTTGCAAGTACCATGCATTTTTTACACGTACTCCGCTTGGAGATGTTCTTGCCAGGTCTGATCTTTTGCGCTCAACAACGTCCCAACCCACCCAGTCAAGTTCTTTATTTTTTGAAACAATCTTTTCCATATGTGCTAACGAATTAATTATCATTGTATTCTTTCTTTTAGTAACGGAAGATTCCTACTTCTACATTTTTTGATTCTGCAAAAGTTGTTAATTTTGACACTGGCTCTTTTGGTTTACTAAGAAATGCAAAATAGTTTATGTGTTCCATGTTGTCATGTACCCAACTTTCTGGAACTTTATAAAACTTTATCTTGCGACCCCTGGCTTTCATTCCTCTTTCTGAAAGGTTTGAAAACTCTGAAACAAAAGAATTGACCCTTGTCGGACCAACAGAATAAATTATAAAATCTTTTTCTTCTTCTTTCATTCCAGATAAAGCAACACTTATAGCACGAAGGAATAGATTGTAGTCATCAAACTCATTAGTTCCCTGTACTGCCACTATCATTTAGTTTCCCATTCTTTAAGTTGTCCAGGATGAACAACATCTTGTCTATTTCTTTTTTTGACATCTTGGTTGTATCTAAAGGTTTTCCAGTTTCTGGCCTAACCTTACCTTCAACCGTATCCCCAACATAAAACATGTTATTTGATACCCAATATGCTTTTTGATCTATTATGACAACTCTTGTTGTTTGTTTCTCTTTCCAAATTTTAGACTGAGAAATGACAACTTTATCATCAAAAATATCTTTAAAGAAAAAATCTTTTAATATATTGTGCATATCGCTTTGGCGATATAATACTTTATTAAAAGATTTATTTCTTTTTCTGTTCATTAATACAAGTATAGCGCAAAAGAATATAGATGTCAACATGAAACATAACAAATATAGCATCTTAGCGTTTACCAATTATTTTTTTTCAGTTTTTATATTTATTTTTTTTTCTGCTTTTTCATATTTTTTTATAGTCTTTTCTATTTCTTTCTCTTTTGCTTGTTTTTCTAATTCTAATAAGAAAAGCGAATGATTTTTTAAATCTGAAATACTTTTTTCATAATCTGCAGTATTACTATCTATCTTATCATTTAAGGACTTTACCTTATTATTTCCTTCTAATTGTAAAACTAAATAACTTAACTCTTGTTGAGATACTTTTGTTTTATAAAATTCAATAATTTGAAATAAATCTTGTTTTGATAAATGTTCCAACTTTATTACCCCTTTATGCTAAATGGACTTCCTTGCCAAACCTTTTCTGCTTTATTTTTTTCACGCTCAACTATAGCACGACTCCAAGCAAAGCCTGCATCTCCACCCCAGGCTAACCACATGATCTTACCATTAGATGGATTCTCTGCATTGTCCCAATCTTTACCTTTTTTATCTACTTCATGACGTGAAAAGAAAGAGTACATTCTTTTAACAGTATCAAGAGACATAGAAGCACCATTTACAATATCAGTGGCTCTACCCCAACCTACTGGAGTACCAGCACCTGTTGCTTTGCCATCTTCTTTATACTTTAAGGCACGTCTTGCAGCAGACTTCATACCATCATTAGGTGAGTATGTATCTGCCATTACTTATCCTTCTTTGGATGCTTCACTTCATATGGACCAAGAATAGATTTAACTGTACCGTTTTTATTCATGCGTACAATCTTTCCGTCCT